GTGGATGAGGCACAAGACTTCACACCGTTACAATGGGAGATGGTTAAGGGTATGTCTGAGTGTGCAGGGAAGATAATTATTGCAGGAGACGATGACCAAGCTGTACATCGTTGGACTGGTGTTGATGTAAACCTGTTTATTCAAAGCTCTAATAATGTTGAGTACCTAACACAGTCGTACCGTATACCAAGACGTGTCCATGAACTGGCAGCTAGTATAGCCAACCGCATCGACGGGCGTATTGAAAAGAAGTTTGATCCCCGTGATGAACTGGGCACTGTTGAGTATGTATATTACATAGATCAGATCCCTTTGAATGAAGGGTCTTGGACAATCATGACAAGAACAAACAGATATGTCAGGGACGTTGCCTCTTTTCTGCGGAACTCTGGGTTTAAATATTCTATCAAGGGCAGACCTAGTATCTCAGAGAAACTGGTTGAGAACATGATGACATGGGATGATCTGTGCCAAGGTAAGAAGATCAATACAGAACGGATTAAAAGACTTTACGCTGCTGTACCCAAGCAAGGGGAAGATGCTGTTGTTAAACGAGGTGCCTCAAAACTGTTGGAGGTCTTGAGTGCCGAGGATGAAGTAGACATGGATACACTTCTGGATGAGTTTGGTTTGCTCCGAGATGCAAGTCACGCGGCATATGATATATTAAAAGTAAGTTACAAGGAACGAGATTACATCGAAGCAATCTATCGTAGAGGTGAGGATCTAACTTCTAAACCCCGTATCAAAGTCTCAACGTTTCATGCAATGAAGGGTGGAGAGGATGACAACTGTGTAGTGTTGGATAAGTCTACCGCTGCATGTGTGAACAGTGACCACCCAGATGATGAGCATCGAGCCTTTTATGTCGGCGTAACAAGAGCACGACACAATCTCTATATCGTTTTAACAGGAAACAAATACAGGTACATGTTATGAACAGAAAAGAACTACTAGAAGCAGCAGAAAAATTAGTTAACGGACCTCGTGCAAAAGATTACGGGGACGCTTTCGAAAACCATGACCGCATTGCAGAGGGATGGAACATAATCATAAGTGGGGCGTTAAGATCCCACGGATACCTAACCGCAGCTCACGTCGCGTTGATGATGGACTGGGTTAAAACAAGCAGACTACTTGAGACTATAGACCACGAGGATTCGTGGATTGATAAGGCAGGATATACAGCATTAGGCGCAGAGTTCGTCACAAGAAACGAACGCAACGTTGAGGAGATACTAAGAGATGCAAAAAAATCTATTCGGAAGTGATCAAAACTACCAGATCCGAGGTGAAATGGATCTAGTAGATGTGGACTGGAACATACCACCAGAGTTCCCAGACCTCACAGGTTACAAGGAGATAGCGGTTGATCTAGAAACCTATGATCCAAACATCAAAACACTAGGCCCTGGGTGGGCACGGAACGATGGATACATCATAGGCATAGCCGTAGCAGCAGGGGAATACCAAGGGTACTTTCCTATCCGGCATTCAAACGGGCACAATCTAGATCCCAAGTTCACGTTGCGATGGCTCAAGAAACAACTGTCTGTACCAGATATGAATGTGATTATGCACAACGCTACCTACGATGCAGGTTGGTTACGAGCCGAGGGCATTGAGATCGAGGGTAAGATAGTCGATACGATGATCACAGGGGCTCTTGTAGACGAGAACAGGTGGTCTTTCGGGTTGGATGCCATGGCAAGGGATTACATCTCTCAGCGGAAAGATGAGAAGCTCCTACAGGCAGCTGCGAAAGAGTGGGGCATAGATCCAAAGGCTGAGATGTGGAAGCTACCGCCCAAGTATGTGGGTGCATATGCGGAACAGGACGCTGTCGCTACACTCAAACTATGGGATGCACTCAAACCAATACTACAAAAGGAAGAGTTGTGGGACATCTGGCACCTTGAGATAGGATTGATACCGTGCATGTTGGACATGCGGACACAAGGCGTGAAGGTTGACCTGGACAAAGCTGATGTAAATAAGAAACTAATCAAGAAGAAAAATGATTCATTTCGAAAGTTTCTCAAGAAAGAATCAGGACTAGACGTAGACATATGGGCGTCGGCATCGATTGCAAAGATGTTTGATAAGCTTGATATACCGTATCCAAGAACCGAGAAGGGTGCGCCAAGCTTTACGAAAGAGTTCCTTACGAATCATCCATCTGATGTATGTAAGACACTTGTCAAGCTCAGAGAATTTGACAAAGCCGACTCAACTTTTATTGACAGCATCCTCCGACATGAGCACAATGGACGTATCCATACAGAACTCCACTCTACGAGACGCGATGAGGGTGGCACTGTCACGGGTCGGTTCTCAAGCTCCAATCCGAATCTCCAGCAAATACCTGCCAGAGACAAGGATATAAAGAAACTGATCCGTGGCCTTTTTGTTCCTAACGATGGATGCAAGTGGGGATCTTTCGACTACTCAAGCCAAGAGCCACGGCTCCTTGTCCACTTTGCAGCTTCGGTTCGAGGGGTCAATCGGCATGACATGGTGGATCAGATCGTCGATGAATTTAATACAGGTGATGTAGATCTGCACCAGATGGTAGCAGACATAGCAGGCATTGATCGTAAGCAAGCCAAGACTGTGAACCTGGGGATTATGTATGGCATGGGTGTGGGTAAGTTAGCCAACCAGTTAGACATTTCAAAAGAAGATGCGAGGGAACTGATGGACAATCATCAAAGTAAAGTTCCGTTTGTTAAATCTCTTGCAGAACTTGCAATGCAGCAGGCATCTAAGTTTGGTCAGATACGAACTTTGCTTGGACGCAAGTGCCGCTTCCCACTGTGGGAGCCAAAGAAGTTTGGTGCAGGAAAACCTTTGCAACATGACGAGGCACAAAAAGAATACGGACCTTTGATTAAAAGAGCGTTTACTTACAAGGCGTTAAACAGATTGATTCAAGGTTCAGCAGCAGATCAAACTAAGAAAGCAATGCTCGATTGCTACAACGAGGGACTTACTCCTATGCTTACGGTACATGATGAGCTATGTTTTAACATAGAAAATCAAGAGCAAACCGACAAGATTAAAGAGATTATGGAGACGGGTATTGCACTCAAAGTCCCTTCTAAAATTGACGTAGATATTCAAAATGATTGGGGAGATATAACGTAATGATAGAAAAGAATTTTAAAAGTTTAGGGCTAAGACAAATGCATCCAATGCAAGTTGAATCTCTGATGGAGTTTATAGGCGTCACTCTTAACCTTGCAACTCTTACTAATGATCAAGAGGTCATTGATGATACAGAGGCACTGGCTGATGAGTTAGTAAAGATGTTTGGTGGTAACGGTATTAAACTTACTATTGAGGAGGAGGATTAGTTCCTCGCAACCGTTGAAATAGTTCTAAGTTTTTCAAAGCATCGAATGGATTGCTACCCAAGAACGGCAACATAGATTGAGGATTGGTTTGTGATACAGGGGGTTGCACATTTACATTAGCTTGAGGAGCTTGAACAGGAACCTGTGCAGGAGGTAGTTGTGGAGAAGGTGTTATTTCTGAAGGTACTGTTATCTGTGCTTGCGCTGTTTGGGATTCAACTTCTCGCTGCGCCTGCCGACTTTGAAGTCTTGCCTCTCGTTCCTCTTTTCCAATAACAGGTTCTAGTTTCATGTTCCGGCGATCATTTGACAGTTGATTAAAGGTTGACCACGGGATCTCATTTATTGACCGACGCTTGTCTTCAGATCTCATATCTTTTTTGGTGTCCTTGATCAGTTCTTTAGAAGCTAGACCGGGCCAGAACTCGCCTCGAAGGATGGCAGATATCTCTGCACCACCCATTCCGGCTAGTTTAAGTTCACTTCTTATCTCTCGATCACTACCACCTATGGCACGAGCGGCTTGTACATTGAAGAAGAGCTTGCTCTGTTCACGGTAAAGGTTATCTAGGTAAGTGTTCCAAGCCCCGATCATTTCTGGCACTGTAGCGTCCGCACGTTTGATCTCACGGTTAGCAGAACTTTTAGCTGAAGATCGTAGGGGTAAGTACTCACCACCTTTAAACCGGAAATCTGTTCTTACATTTATAGGAATAGGTGTGAATCCTGTAATGGTACGAGCTAATTCTTCATTGGCTGTAAAGTCTTGACCTCTTGTTCCTACTTCTCCTGTGAGACCACGAAGCAATCTACCTTTTTGAAATTTTCCAGACCTTTCTTCAACAAACATTCGACCATATCCAGGGATGTATGTACCCATAATGTGGGTAATACTTTTGGACATCTTATCGCCAAAGCTATCTCCAGACCCGTATACTTTAGAACCCGTTTGTGTTTCTCCATCTCGACCAATCCATGCTTGTGGAAGAACATCCCGAACTCTCTCAAAGAAAAGAGATTCAGAAAGAAACGGATCGGCGTAGCCTTGAACCAAGCCCCAAGATGAAGTTAGGATCTGATCTGCTTCACTCTTACCTAGCTCACCTCTTTCGTTATAGACCTCAAGAGCTTTACGAACAGGATCTGTAACAAAGGCATGAGGGAATACATAACTCTGATCAAATAGTTCCATCTTTCCACGACCATCGTTACTAATCACACCTAACGCATGTCCTCCATAAAAGTCTGCGGCTAATGTTTTAGCGGCTTCAAGTTCCTGTTCCGTGGTTCCAGTTGCAAGCATTGAGGATTTGGTTATAGCAGCAGGCATAACGGTAGACATTGTCAGGTAAGACATCAAACGTTGTGACCCGATCCCACGAATCTGACGCTCTAATATCCGTGCATTGTCTGGGCCCAAGGCTTTGATCAATTGATCATCTGCTTTGAATGAAAGCTCTCGCACCCCACGGGACAAGGTATTAGCTGCGTTACGAATGTTTTCTGAGGCAAACGATGTAAAGTTACCGAAGACAGGGATTGCATCAAGGCGACGTATTGCTTTACCAACACGGCTATACACAGGCATCGTATCTTTTACTGTATCTCCCGCCATGGTGAGTAAGAAATTTGCAGGAGAGGCATCTAAAGACAGTGATCCATTTCGTTTTGCAACCCCTTGATCAACTAAAGATTTTTTAATAACTTCAAACACCCCTGGATCTTTGACATTGTTTATATCTATACCCGCTTTTGATAAAGCATTTGCTACTTTACCTTGCTCTGCAAACACCGCCATCAACTTAAAGTATGAGTCTGAATCTGAATACAAATTCTCAAGTTGTTTCATAAAAGGGATGAGTTTGTACGAAGCATCATCTGCAAAAGACTGTAGCTTTCCGGCAACTTTAAAATCTTTAGCCATGTCACGAAAGTCTCTCAAGGCACTTGTCACAAGGCTAGTATCCATAACGCCTAACGCACCAAGTTCACGACTTAGTTTCTTTAAACCCACATCATCTAACGTATCAGCATTTGCAGCAATCAAACGAAACGTGTCAACAAAATCAGAGTTGCGACTAAGATTTCCATTCTGTGCGAGGGCGATACCGTTACCTGTAATGTTTCTGATTTGAGATATTAGATTAGGAACAATGGTCATACGTTGAGCTTGACCTTTAAGAAGCGCACCTACTGCCACTGCTTGTCCCAACTCATCCAGTCCTAGTCGAGCAGGAGTAGTCAGGGCTTGTTTAACTTCTGGTGTAACAAACATGCCAGTAAGATCTGCATAAGGACCAAAGAAAATTGTAGGTTGATCCGTTGCTTCAAGTTGCTCGTATCCAAGACTTCGTAAATAGTCTTCATCTCGTACTATTTGATCCCCTGAAATAGCATCTGGTCTATCATAAGCACTTCGAATAACTAAGGGTCGTTCACCTTTAGCAATGTTGCCAAGAGCATTTTCAATGTTTTGTCCGAAAGTATTTGCTACACCACGATAAAAATTTAAACCCGCTAATGTTGTGGACATATCTGAAATAGTTTTAAAGTATGCTTTTGCAGGATCAACAACCTCGCCCATAAGTTCTCTAGTTGAAGGAAGTTGAGTTAGTTCCTCAACACGTTTGATAAACATATTATCTGTTATACTTACAGCACGACCAGGTAAAACAACTTGTGATCCTTCAGCAGCTAAAGCTTTTTGTTTTTCACGCAAAGCTTGTTGCGGAGTAAGCTTTCCATCGGAAACATCAAGATCTAAATACCGTAATAGTTTTCTTTCTGCAAACTCATCTAAATCAGCGTCAGATACAAAGTCTGGTAGATCTTTTCCACCAAACAAATCTGCATATTCTTCGTTACCTGGCTTTTTAAAACGAACATAATTTTTCATTTCTTTCAAAGCAGCGTTGTATTCTGGAGTACCAATAACCAAATCTTTATAATAATTTTCTGCATTGTCATACATGTCATAACGGCGACGGATGTAACCACCCATAGAATTTTTATGAGCCTGTATTTCTTCGACAGCACCTTTTAACATTGCAGGATTGCCAGTTCCACTAGCCAAACGCTCTTCTAATTCCAAAAGAATTTTATCTTGATACTCAAGATCAAGTTTCAACATTCTATCCGCTGCTTTTTTAGCTTGGTCGTTTAACCCATCAAGAGCAGTATCATCACCAGTAGTCAGGAACTTATATAGTTGTTGCTTGATTCGCTCACGGGTTTTTTTTGTTTTCTTTGGAAGTTTTACCACCGACATAAACTGACCAGTGGCTTTCTCAAAGTCTTTGTAAAGATTTAAAGCTTCTCTTTGTGCGGTATCCCCCACTGCTTTAACATCAAGAACTTCTTCAATCATCTCGCCGTTTGACATACCACCAGGTTTAAACCATGCATCAAATGTTTCTTTTGATGTCTTGGCACCAGGAATACGACTGATCAATTCACCGCCTGTGTTAAACACAGTCGCAGATGCACGAGCCAAGGAAGAAGTCACAGGAGAAACACCCGGTAAAGTTCCCGCCGCTCGTGCCGCTGCACCAACAACAGGTAATCCAACATCAAAGGTAAGACTTGCCAGTCCCCCCTCTACGCCTCTACGCAAACTATTTCTTAGACGAGCAAGTCCTAGATCGGCACCAGATAGATTCTCTGTGCGTTCAGTCTCAAGGGCCGCGTCAAAAGGATCGGGTAATATATCAAACGAATCAGAGATTGTAGCCCTTCCGTCAGGACTGAACACCGCCTCAAAGCCACCAGTTGCAAGAGCCGTGGTTCCTATCAAACGGGTACGGCTTTTCAACATGGATTTGCCAAC